GGCTGGTTTGACCCAGCCCCTCATTTCGATCGACTTCATCAGTCGATCTCGAAGCCGCCACCGCCTTTTTCAGGTGGTACTATCGGTTTTCGTGAGACAGGACGTTTTCGATTGGGTGAATGCCCCCCTTTCTGGGGCGTATTCCATCTTCTCTCTTCTTCCTTCTCCCGCTTCTTTTCGAAGCGGTTAACGACCTCAGGGGTAACCCCGAGGTCTCGGTTAACAGAAACCTGCTCATCAATGATTTCATTGTAGTAGGTGACTAAATCCGGCCGTGGGTCACCCTTATCAGGGGCCTCGGCAAAATAACCATATGAACGGGCCTTCTTCATTACTGAAGTACGCTCATCTTCTTCTTCGGCTAATTCCATCAGCCTAGAGAAGAGACCGGCATTGGTTCCTGGGAAATTTCTTTCCAGGATGCCAATCCATTCATATGCGGCTCGGAACCTGGTCGGTTCCGGAGTTCGATCCTGAACAGTCGGCTCGTCGCGTATTGGAACGCAACTTGCCTGGAACGTATAATTAGTACGTTCCTCCTGTTGTTCTGCCCATTCGATATATTCGAAGTAGGACTTAGGATCAACTTTCCGGTGACTTATGTCATCATCAAGCTCGCACGTTTTTGAAAAACGCATCGAAACTCCCTCGAAGTTATCGGTGAAGAGATATTCTCTTCCCCGAATCCGAGATTCAAGAGTGGCACCTGAGGAATTCCACCCCAGGCCCCAGGGCTCGGGAAGAGCAGCGAGGTACATTAGTACTCTCTTTTGCTCGTTGTCAAGTAATCCAATAGCTTGACGCCCTAGAGATCTGACAATGTCTAGAAAATTTCTAGAACTTACATGCCTATGCTTGAATGTCGGAAACTCCGAATCACCAGTCACTAACTTGCCAGCGAACTCCGCGAACTTATTGCTTATTAAGCATTTAGATTCGCTTACGGGGCACGCTAGGTCATTCAGTTTTGATCTGTAAGACTCATGGACATCTCCATCGGAGATGACTATGTCATCGCCGAGGATCCTGTAGGTGTCTTTCACACCTAACTCCTCCTCAATATCCGTCAAAAGACGGTGATGGGAGAGAGCAAAGGCAGGGAAGCTAGGGTATAAACCCATAGGCTGTCCCTTCGTCCAAGCGATTGCAGTATATCCATTTACGGGCCTTGGCAAAAGCCAAGCCGCTCTGGCAACTGTATCGAAAAGTCTTACATCAGACTCTGGAATGCCGAGCTGTCGCTAGGGAAAATGGTTTACTGT